GAGTGCTACCATTACCTGTATAAGTAACAGCACCAAAACCAGTAGGTGTATCAGCACCCATATCCCAGTTCCAAGCTACGTGATTACCAGCACTATAATTAACTGAAGGGTCAGTACCTACTGAAAACCCATCACTACTTCTTGCTGTTACAAAATTTGCACTTGTGGTTTCTGCATTAGTTAAATTTGAATATAAAACACTACTTTGTCCTCTTACACTATCACTTAAAACGTGATTGTCAGCGTGACTTCTCATTTTAACCCAAGTGAAGTCTGGCTTAAAACCTACACCGCCTATATAATTTCCACTAACACCATTACCCTTATAAGTAACCGTACTAAAACCTTCTACTGTATAGTCTTGTTTAAACGGTAGGTAGAATCCATTAGTACCATAAGTGCCTGAATACTCTATAGGCTTCCATTCACCGTATGTACCTGTTTTTCCAAAGTCTGCTGGGGTTAAGGCTTGTCCATCTATGAAGTTTACTTCTGCTAGGTAGCCATCATAAGGGTTATATAATTGACCAGCATATACAGCACCTACTGCGTGTAAAATATTATTATTAATATTTCCTTGATGATTTTGTGATGGGTGTGTCGTAGCATCAAATGATGTTAATTGTTGACCATTAACATACAATTTCATTCTGTCTGCTTCAGTCGAGTCTGTAGAATCGTAAACAGCAAGAATATGATACCAAGCAGAAGTATCTCTATAAATTGCTGTAGATACTCTTTTTCCATTAACTGAACTAGCATAGGTGAACCATTCTAGTCGGTCTGAAGCATCAAACCTAATTTCATCAAATATTGTGCCTCCATTTCCAGCTCCAAAAATAGTATTAACAGAGCCAAGTTCACCCCTCTTAACCCAAGCACTCCAAGTCCAAGTTCTTTGGTTACCAGCAGAAGATGGTGTCCAACTTAAATAAGCAGAATCGCCATCATTAGTTTTAAGACTCTGCTCTAACTCGTAGTCTCCAGAGGAGTACATCCATTGTGGTGAACCTATTGCCATATTATGCGAAAGCCAGTTGTGGAGTTCCTAGTAAAATTCTTCCTGAAGCAACGACAACATAAGGAACAATGTCAGTTGCCGAAGCTGTAGAGGTTAGTGTCAGTCCAGCACCTCCAGCAGTTTCGTAGTCTGTACCTAGTGCTACTGTACGAGAGCCTGTGCCATCTTGTATGAATGTGATAAAGCCAGACTGTCCTACTGTTTCCGTAGTAGGATTGGCTAGAGTTACATTACCTGTAAGTGTAAGTACAAAGTTTTGATTCGTGCTAAAGTTAAGAGTAACTGAACCTGTGTTTGATGTGTCAGTATCAGTAGAACCTTGTGCTGCTCCCGTCATAGTGCCACCAGACTTCATTAAAGCACCAGCAGCAGCTACATTAGTAGCGTCAGTTACATCAGCACTAGCTTCAATACCATCTAGTTTAGCACCATCTGTAGCTACATCTCTACCATCAAATGTAGAGTTAGTAGTAATAGCACCAGTCATTGCACCACCAGTCTTAGGTAGGGCAGCATCCAAGGCTGTTTGTAAGCCTGTAGTATCTGCAACAACTAAGGCTCTAGCAGCTGCTTGATTACTAGCGTTACCAATAAATACATTACCATCATTCAAGTTTGGAGTAGCATTAGAACGTCCTGCACCACCAACTTTAATAATACCAGCAGAAGCGTGTACTCTCTGTATCTTACCTACATTCTGAATTAAGCTACTTTCACCTGTAGGAGCACTATTAGTTAATGCACCAGCAGTTGTAGAAACATACAAGGTATCCCCTAAAGTCCACCCAGCATAATCTGTCTTAGTATCTGCAAGAGAACCAAAGGTTACAATCTCAACACTAGCATTATTATTAGCAGCAGCATACGCTAAACCAAAGGCAGGCATCTTAGCACTATCATTAGCATCAGCAAGACCTACCGTAGGTACATCACCAGAAACACCTTTGATATATACTACCTGACCCTGAGTAATTGCAACGCCTTCATCATTCTTAGCTGTAAATCGAATAGCTCCGTTTAAAGGGCCAATGAAATCAGGAGCAGTAATTGCACCAGTAAAGGTTGCGCCAGTAAGCATTGCTGCGCCTGCTGCGGTTACGTTTGTTACGTCTGTTACATCAGCATTAGTTTCAACAGTATCTAACTTTGTACCATCTGCTGATAAATCTCTACCATCAACAGTTTCTAAGCCGCTCATAACTATATTACCAGTCATAGTACCACCTGCTAATGGTAGCTTAGTAGCGTCTGTTACACCTGCTAGTAAGTTTGTGGCTGTTACTTTTTTAGAAGTACCACTATCATTAATTAATAGTTCTTCACTTCCTGCTAATGAAGTTTTTGCTGCTAAGGCTGATACTTTAGTTGTTGCCATATTTACTCCGTAATAATGTAGTTAGGTGATGCTGCTTGTGAGGATTCAATAACAAGATAATAACCACCTTGTTCAATTTCTATTTCTAAAGCAGAAGATTCATTAACATCGAACTCTCTTTCCCATTGCCTCCTATTCAGGTACATCCCAATAGTTTTTTTCTTTCTCCAATTTCTTTGTGTAGCCATTAGAGTCTAAACCTAAGTTTTCTTCTACCAATCTTTTGTCTTTCTGCTAAAGCGATTAACTCGTCTTTGATTTCTTTGACAAGTGGCGAATACTTTGTAATAACTTTTGCATTTTTTCTTTTGCTGATTTGACCTGTAGGCGTACCCACATACGAACCACCTTTAACTCCAGAACTAGACTCGCTTGGAGTTTTTGTGCTTTTGTGGTTATATTCATAATTTGTTTTCTCCGTTTTGCTTGATTCATTGTGAGAAGATAATTGTTTACCGCCATAAGTCGGTGCTTTACCCTCTGCTTGGACACTCTCTAATTCTTCATCTTCATCCATAAGACCATCTAGCATGTCCATTAATGTATCTAGTTCGGTTACAGGTTCAGAATCATTAGCAAATTTAAGAGCATTAGCTTCCATAAATTCATCCATAGAAGGACTATCCTCATCATCCTCGTCATAATAATGCGAATAACACTCAGTAAGCATCCTTGTCCATATCTCTTGTATCTTTGCCTTAAAGCGATCTATTTCAAGCAAATCTGTAGAGTCTGAGCCTGTAGTATCTTCAAATATGTCCATTAAATTTATCCTTGCTTAGTCTTTTCTTTTCTCGCATAGCAAATCTAGTCATTTCATATCCATAACTAGGTCTGACATCGTTTATTGAGTATATTCTTTGGGCAGGTTTGCCACATTTAGGGCATTCAATACCCATTTTCATTTCATCATAAGAGCGTAATTCTTCACTCACATGATTTTGCTCGCATTTGAAATCGTAGAAGGGCATGTAAACTCCTAATTAACTCAGAATAACCCCCTCGTGAGAAGGGGTTACATCTTAATTAACTATTAAGATCCTGGAACTACAAACGCAACACCAGCATCATTACGAAGTTCTGCAACTCCATAAATAGTATCTGAAGTGAATAGATCACCTAAATACTCCTGCTTATATTGAGTCTGGCTCCTGACGCCCACCTGTTCCGCTAGAACTAGAGCATCTTTGTGCATTAATACACCTGCTCTGTCAGTACCAGCAGGAGTTGGGCAGTTAGATGAGATAAAGATATCTACACCATAAATCTGTCCAATCTTACCAGTCTTGATAGCATCACCAGAACCAATAAACTGTTGCTCTGTAAATCTGTTGATTCCAAGCATGTCATTAGCACAGATTGGTGGAACTACCATTACACGATTGTCCATCGGTACATCTGCATCATCAAGAGTTAGAAGCATTCTACGAATACCAGCATCAGTAATGTCAGAGGCATTAGTTGAATTACCAGTATATGCAGTAGAACCGTTACCACCGATAACAGCATTTTCAAATGCTGCTGCACCAGTACCGCCTACTGTACCACCTTGTAAACCCTCTATAAGAGCAAACAAATCAGTATCTACTTGCTTGGCAAGAGCATAACCAGCATCGTCAGTATAAAACTTACGCATACTTGCTAGTGCTTGTACCTCTGCGATGTCCTCAATTAATTTTGAGTATTCGTAGTGCTTGTCGATAGACACAGTTACCTTTGTGTTGGTAGCTGCTGATAATGTTACTTGTGTGTTTGCTGCTTTAACACTTGCACTTCCTCTCGCAGGTACAGGGATATAGATAGTATCGCCTTTTTTACCTTTGTGAGATAGCTTAGTAACTAAATTAGCAACCACTAGATTTGACTTATATGCACCTATTACTTCATCACTCCACAACTCGGGGATGAAGTTATTAGCTACAGCAGTCGTTACTTGGTTTGTACCCAAAGCCATTTTACTTCTCCTATTATAGTATTATTATTTAACCCTACCCTCTGCGTATGCTGACTGAATCTCATCTGCCAACGATGCGTATCGGTTAGGATCTGTTACCTGTAGATTGATTAAATCAGCTCTACGGTAAATCTTCTTCCCACCTACAGAATCTGATGATGTCCTGCTTTCAGAACTTGTTTGTTTCATCTGTTTCTCAATCTTAGATTTTTCTTCAGCTACTGCTTCTTGTGTGGCCCCAGACATTTGTGTCTGAGAATACCAATCAAAAAGTTCAATTGCTAAATCTGATCTATATTCAGTATCAGCTTTACGAAACATTTCTGTTCTGGTTGCACTATCACCAATAAATTTCTGAAAAGAAGCATCTGCAACAGTTTTCTGCCAATCTGGATACGCTTTATCTAAATTTTCCAAATTATGCTTCTGCATGTTACCCATTCTTTCTTCTCTGGCTTTTATAACATCAGGGTGGTTTTCTATGGCTTTATTCACAGCCGAAACTGGATCGTCATAGAAGTTCTCCTCCTGTATTACAGGTTCTTCTGGTGGAGTAGTTTCAGTTACTTTATTTTGTGCATCAAGTAAACTTTGAACTAACTTTCTTTGTTGGCCGAGTTCATCAGCCTGTCTACTCATTAGCTTTTCAGCCTCTTGTTGCATTTCAATAACCTCTGCTATTGATTTACCAGCATACTTTGCAGGAATCTCAGGTTCAGATTGTGAAGTTTCCTCCGTCTGTGCCTCTTGTGTTACTTGTTCTTCCTGTGTTTCTGTTATCGGTTCCTCTTGTAAAGGTGCTTCATCTACTACTATACTTTCACTCATTGTGTTCTCCGTCCTCTTCAGGATTGTGAAGGTTGATTTATGTTGAATTTCCGTCTTGGAGTTCTTCCAACGCTAGGTGTGTTGCATTTTCTAAATTTACAATAAAATTTATGATACGCAACTGACCTTTGATTACCCAAAGGTCTTGTTCAGAATTAATATTGTTTAAATTACCAATACTTTCTTCTAAATTCTTTAAATCGGCAACTAAATCTATAAAGCCTTCTGTTTCTGTCATTTCTAGTCTGTCAACTAAAAACTTTTCATCTGTTTTTGGCATTTTATTGTACGGTATTAGTTACCTGTGTTTTCTTTCCTGCTTCTCTAGCTTTTGCTAGGTTTAAAATTGTTTCAGATTGCAAATGTTCTACTTCTGGTATGTTTCTGGCAGTTTCAGAACGCATATTTTCAATATCTGCAATGCCTTTTTCGATAGCTATAGAATCTTTTTGCAATTTAAGTATCTTTTCTTGCACATCTATATCATTTGGTTGTTTGCTCATAGCATCAGCTTGATGTAATATAGCTTGTGCCTCTTCTTCTTTAGCTTGAGCTAAAGTTTTCTGTACATTAGCCTGTAATTGCTGCATTTCTATTTGCATACCCATTTGTTGCATTTCTTCCATTTGTGGATCTGGCTCACCACCTTGCATTAGAGCATTAACAATCTGATCTCTATTATGTATTGATGAGTTTTGAAACAATGCTAACAAAATAACATTAAATGCAGGTGAATCTTGCGGTATGGTTTGTAGCATTTGTACCATTTGAGTCATTTCTAACTCTTTAGCCATAATCCCCATAGTTGAATACGGGATAAATTTGTAATCGTTTACAGGATACCTGTCTACATCAAACTGTATCTTTCTCCACATTGCCTTGTTTATCAAAGGTATAAGGAATGTGTTTTGAAAATTCATTAAAGTACGCTTTTGTCGTTTGATTGCAGCACTTTGCATCATAGACATGCCACTAGCAGTTTCACCACCTTGTGAAGCACTATCAGCAGAGCCAGTTCCCATCTGAATCATGTTTTGAAGTGAGGCAACCTGATTGAATGTATTAGGATCTGTTGTACCCATGTCGAGTGGCATGATAGCTTCTCGTGGATTTCCATTGGTCAGAACAGTTTTTCCTGCTCTCACTTCAAACTTAACTCCTCGTGGTAGTCGACTAGCGTCTGCGGCCATCATTGGTGTAGTCGTTAATGCCAGAGAATCAATTCTTGCTCTCATTTCAGCATCTAATGCTTTTTGCGGGTTATATCCCTTTTCACAAACACCCCTACCCCAAAATTTGTTTGGCACGATGTCGTGTTGATAAGAAATAAATGGTCTATCTTCCATCATAAACGCATTTTCTTCAACTCTAAGAATATGTTGGTCGTTACACATTGTAACAACTGCTTCTACTAATTCATTTGCACTAGATTTGTCATATTCAAAGTCATCTTTGTCTTGACTTGGCTTTAAAAATCTTTTTGGAACTAAACCCCAATATTCACATATTTTTACAGAGTCAGATTCGTCTGCTTGTTTAGTTTCTGGGTCATAACCGAATTTAACTGACTCATAATCACCATCAAGAGGTACATCTCTATAAATGCCAGAGCGTATTCCTTCTACAACATGGTATCTAGGCTTAATAACTTCGTGAGCAACGCCTAAAGCATCGTCAATTGAGTTAGCTGATGGATCAATTAAGAATTCTTTAGGTGATATAGGCTCAACATGAACATCAATAGCTGGGTATTCAACAACAGTACGAGTTGTAGCCATTGTTCCTTCAATTGGAACCTCTGCTGGGGCTCGCTCTATCTTTTGTTTA